CGGATTGGATTCCGTCATCCTCCAAACGAAGTCGGAGACGTTTTTCGGTCTTGCCCTGACCAATCAGCAAAAAACCATTGTTCAAGTCGGTTGCTGCAACCTTGAGCACATCGGCGGGACGTTGGCCGGTCAGGTAGGCCAGATCCATCGCGTCCTTGAGCTCCTGCACCGCTTCCGCATATACCGCGTTCCAAACAGTTTCACCGGCATAATAGTCCCGTGGTTTTTCCTTGTTGCGCCGAACGCCAAAGCAAGGGTTTGCTTTGTCAGTAAGCCCCCATTCGCGTGCAATGGTAAATGCATGGGAGAGCAGGGCGATCTCACGGTTGGCCCTCACCTTGGCTGTCCTGGCGTCACGGTACTGCGCTACTACTTGAGGCGTGATCGACTCAATGGGGGCGCTCTCAAATGCTTTTCTGAGTTGCTTGAGTTCTTTGCGGTTGTCGGACTGGGTGCGAATCGACTTGCCCGGGATGATTTCCTTTTCGTAACGATCAAATACATAGCTCATCAGGTGATTGGGCTTCAGTGGAGTCTTGCGCTCCAGTCTGGCCCACTCCACTTTGGCCTGATCGAGGTCTGTACCAAGTGGGATTTCCTTCCGCTTCCCGTCGGCAGTCCTTCCGTCGTAGTAATACGATGTCCAGGTCTTTCCATTCTTACCCTTACGAATGCGTCGTATCATCCGTGGCGGCAGATCTCGATTGGCTGTACTTTTTTGACGCATTAGTCAGCTCACATTTGCGAGGTTGAGCGACCAGGTTTCAGTCACGACATTGGCAGCGGAAGGTTTGACACCTGACAGTTTCAATCGGGCGTAAGCCCTACCTACTATCGGGCGGCGAGCGCCAGTCAGAACAAACACCCAGTGATTTTCGGTCAACCATTGGATTTGCTTAGACGGGATTTGGTACCCGGTGATGGTCGCCAGTTCTTCGTCGGTCAGAGTTTCGCTTTGGAATTCCATCATGCGGCTCTCCCGATAAGACCTGTGGGCCCATCACATCGGGCTGTTTTCTTCTCTTGAGGTACCTCGATAGTGGCAAAAGCATGCGTATACCCCAAGGCAGGCTGCGCGAGCGGGCGTTGCGAAGTGGTTAGCGTTGCATCACTGAGCGCTGCCCCGCGCAGCTTTTCGTGGGATATAAGTGCCTCGGCAGTGGCGCTGGAAGAGGCAATACTGCCTGCTGCTGCGCAACAGAGACTGTTTGTTTCTAGCGTGTCGACACTCGCGGGAGTGCGGAGCAAAGCGGGCAGGGCGCTGGTGTTGTTCTGGTGGTTCTTCATGCCGCTTTCCTCCGGTGTTCGATAGCGAGTAGGTCCATCAGGCGCTGGTGGTAGGTGTTGCGTGCTTCTACAGCTGACCATGGGCGAATGGTTTCAGCCATGGGCTCTATGCCGACCAAGCAATCCCAGATAGCCGGATCGGTTGGCATGAGGTCGCGGCGCTCGGTAGCCAGCGCAATCAGGTCAGCCTGGTGTATGCATGCGGGTAAATCGAAGGCCAGGTCGAAGCGCTCACAGATGCGCCCCCAAACGACGTCCTCAAATCCTCGGTAGTCGGGCATCCACTGTTTAAGTGGCCGGGTCATATCGCCCAGGTACGCCTCGGTCGCATCGTGGAGCAGGGCCGCCAACTTGTGTTCTTCCGGCACCAGCTCGGCGATGATGCAGCTGTGTTGTGCCACGCTGTAAAACTCGCGAGTGTGGCCGTTGTACCGACACAGGTGGGCCAACGAGTGCGATATGTCTCGTGGGTCGATCATGTCGGCGTCTGGCTCGTACAGGTTGAAGTGCTTACCGGTGAACGTGAGGATGAAGTTCATGCTGCATCCTCCAGAGTGAATGGATCCAGCAGGGCAGCCATGCCCAGAGCTTTGTCACGTAAGGCAAGTGCTTGCGTTGCCTGGCTCTCGGATCTCACTGCTCGGAAGGTGTCAGCCGCAAGCTTCAGTTTTTCGGCGATGGCTAACAGGGTGAGTCGATCTTGTGGTTGAAGATCCAAGATAAGTTGCAGGCGCCGGCATCGTTCGGTGACTTGCTCAAGTTCGGTAGCGCTTGCTGACTCGCCCTGGTCCATCCCTTCCATAAAGCCCTGAGCGTGGCCATCGTCATAGCCCTCAGCTCGACCATCCGTTAAGCCGCCCTTGTAGCCGACCCAGTAGAGGATCCCAAGCGCGATAACGATGCTGATCAGTGCGTATATTTGAATTGCAGTCATGTGGTGTGCTCCTGGTGTTGTTGGCTGGTGGTGGCAGCCGTTGGGGGTTATTGGCCTTGCTCGGTTGAGTCGGTTTCTGGACGCGGCATGTCTTCATCTGCTCGGTAAGCGCGGATGTCGATCAGGGCGGCTACGTGTTTGATGTGGGCGTACCTCAATGCCTTGGCGCTGTGGTCCAGAGTGGTCACCGGCAGTTGGATGCGACCGGCGTTGATCGCCTCGATGAATGTCTTTTCATTGAGATTCTTGAAGTAGTGAACGCGCAGCTTTTCCAGTGGGATAAGCACGTCGCCGAAGAGTTGATGCAGCATCTCGACGGTCGCGCTATCAGGCGCGGGTTGCAGCCGCAGCGGTGTTTGACTGGTATTGCTCATGGGCCTCGGCCTCCTTGCGTTTGAGTCGTGATGGATGGTTCCAAGCATTCAGGCAATGACGCTTGGTCAGCTCCCGCAGATGCTCCGGCACTTCGAGGAGCGCGGCGTTGCGCTCCTCGCGTGTGCGCATGGCGACGATCTGCCGGGCGTACTCCCTAGGCCACGTCACGGTTGTCTGCCGGGATGGCTGGCAGTTCGAGCCCCAGTTGCTCGGCGAGCCAGGGCATGCCGGCTTGCCGGACCTTGGTCGATTGGCTGTACTGCATGCCGGCAGTCTCGTGGTACCAGTTGCCGTTCTTGATCCGCAGGTACTCACGGTCACGGACGGGGAAGGCCGGCAAGTTGCGGTCGTTGAGCAAGCCCTTTTCACGCATGAGCGCGATTAGCTTGGGGCGGGTGATGCCGAAGTACTTGGCGGCTTTTTCCAGGCTACGTTCCATCACGGCCTCCTACGCTGCGTGCGCGGCAGGTGTAGCTGCTGCGGCCAAGTGGTTGATGGATTCGACGACCATGCAGTACAGCTCGACGTCAGTCCCGTATACCGTGAAGCACTTGGTGCGCGGCGACTTCACGCCGATGCCCATGATGGTGGTGATGCCGGAGCGGGACTTGTTGCGGTGAATCGCCAGATATATGGGCTGCTCGAAGCCAAGATCGAGGCTGATAGCGCCGCCGGTACGTACCAGCTCAAACACTCGTTGCTTGTGTTCAACGTCAAACGCGCCGTAGTGACGGTTTGCATGGAGAGCCGGCGGTGATTCTGGCGTTGTGCTGGGATCGACCGGGCCGTTGGCAATTTCTTCGATGAAGTCGGCCAGTTTGAGGTGCATTTTTTTGCTGTTGGTCAGGGTCAGCGTGTGGCGTTCGGTGCCCAGTTCAACGGTGAAGTGCGTGTCGGCTTTGCTGCGTTCGACTTGCAGGCGGAAAGCCAGCACATCGCGCCGTGGTGTGGTGCGCAGCGTGTGGTTGAAAGTCTCGCTGAGATTGACCTGGGCATGCAGCAGGGCAAGGGTACGGTTGTCGAGTTTGAACTTGCTCATGCTGCGTGCCCTCCGCCGTTCGGATCGAACTGTGCGGGCGCGGTGCGCTCTTTCAGCTTGGGCTTGGATGCGATGAAGGTGCACCCGCAATCTTGCGCTAGGCGGCGAATTTCGAAGATGCGGAAGGGGTTAGCAGCGGCTGGGTGGACGTGCAGGGTGGCTGTGGTGTGCATGGTGTTGCCTCGCTCTGTGGTGGAGAGTGAGACAAATATAACCCTAAAGGTTAATAAATCAAGAAAAAAACCTTCAGGGTTATTTGTGGGCCATCTGCGTGTGCCACTGCTATCAGTAAAATTTGCCCGTATCGCTTTGTAGGTCAGATGAAGTTGTAATGTGAACGACTATATCGAAGCTGTACTCACTGGTGATACGTTTCATGAGATCCCGGATTTCCCAAGGAGCTATATCTAACTTATCAACTACAACTACAAGGTGCAAAGTGATACTGTTGTTTGAGTGGAAAGTGCGATTGAGGTTGTGCGCATTGTCGAGTGCCTTTAGGAATCGTTTGGGATCAAAACGATTTCTGAATAATTTAACCTCAACTAACTGTATTCCGTCTCTACTTGAGTAGTCAGCGGCATCAAAAACATAATTAACTGACGAGTTACTAGGGCGGAAACTAACGTCCTCTTTGAAGCTTAAATTGAGGGCTTTGGATAGCTTGCTAATAGCTAGTTTCTCTGTAAGAGCCACACTCGCCATCAACCTTCTGTGTTCAACTTCATAGAGTTCCGATGAGTCTATAATTTTAGGGTCGTATTTTGATGGGTTTAGTGATCTAGGATAATGGTGATTGGCGTCTAAGGAGTCCGTTTGAGTCTTTTTGATGTTTTTGGGGTCTTTATCCGGTATATCTAAATTCGATACGCTTTCGGGGGAGGAGGCTGCATTATTAGAGGCTGAATCATTCTTGGAATGAGCATTTGCCGCGGGGGCGTCAGGCCCAACAGAGGGCTGTTGGTCTGCATTAACTGCCTCATTTACAGGTATGCCATTTGATTCATCTTTAGCTGATTCGTTAGATCTATCTTGATCATTATGCGTATCTTCCTGAACTTCTGTTGTTTCTTCTGATAATTTTCTCGCCAGTTCTTCAGGCGTTGCTTTGCTAAACTGACTTACAAAATTCTTTTCGTCTTTGTAGTCGGAAGGAGCATAAAGAGTTCTGTGGTTGAAGTTCAAAGTCGCAAAAAAAAGTGTAACTGTGTAGATTGGAAAAAATATGAGAAAGTTTATATACAGCGCCTGATTGGTGTCGGAGATGAAAGGAAGTACCGCGGCGCCGCCTAGTTCCGCTGCTCCAGCAAAAATAGAAATTAATGTTAGAGGGTTTTTGATGTGCTTTAAGTTTTCTAACATTGATTTCTTTGCGCTCCATTGCCTTTAGAATTTTAGTTGTGCTTGTTCATAAATCTGAAATTTTCCAGCGTGCGCGACCGCAGATGCTCCATTCCTCAGTCATTTTTATTATGCGTTCTGGCCAATCCGGGTTTAGGGCATACAAATATTGTTCCCCACCTTCTTGTCTTAATTGTTTGAGAGTTGCTGATTGATCACTCGCGCGCCTTGCTGCAACGAAGTGTCCAGGTAGCGCCTCCAATGATGGATCTATTACGATTTTGTCTCCTTCAACAAATTTGGGCTCCATACTCATCCCTTCAACCCGAAGGATGAATGCTCTCGGACCCACTGGTCCTGGAGCATCAATCCATTCTTCAGCGTCGCGTGGATCAAAGTTGCCTTCCATCTCACACCACGCTCCGGCTGCGATCGATCCCATTACTGGCAATTTACGTCCTGTATGGCTTATGAGCGTGGCGTTGTTAAATTCCCCAAGACCATAAGGCATATCAAGATACCCAGCATGGAGAGCCAAAGCTTTCTCTATCTCTCTTGCGATTTGGTCTCCTATGCCTTTGGTCGGGTTTTTCCCCCCAAAGGCGCTTACCTGGGCAGGAGCTTTTCCTAAAAGATCGGCCACATCGGTGAGACGCAGCTTTCTATCTACCAGAAGTCTTCTGAAATTTTGAAGGCGGGTGTCTGAAATTTTCATTTATGGATTTTGACGGGATTAACCTTGGAGGTGAATGTCCTTTGTGGTATTGTTCAAAACAACCTTAAAGGTTATCTTCTTGCTGGAGGGTTTCAGATGATGCTTCGTGATTACATTGATTTATTAGATACGGCGGGCCTAGCCACATACGCGCGAAGGTGCAGAATTGCGATCAGCTACCTCCGTATACACGTCAAATATGCAAGCAAAGATCCCAGCGTTTCTTTGATCAAGTCGTTAGCGAGCGAGAGTGACGGTGCTGTTTCAATTCACGAAGTGCTCGAGCATTTCGGCATCACTGAAAAAAAGCAATGTACATAGAAAAAAGGCGACCCAAGGGCCGCCCAGTTCCTCCCGGCACACACCACCACAGTGCTGTCGGGTCGCGATAAAGAGTTGCGGGCACACCACATGCTAACCACCTCTCTTTACTGCGCTACCAAGACACGGATGTCTTGGGTTGCTGCCTTTTCCACCACAGATTAGGCAGCTGTTGCGCCAGAGGCGAGCAATGGATTGTTCGCCTCGGCACGGTGCCGGTTCGATCCCTAGATCTAGCCGGCGTTTTGGGCCCTTTCAAGCCACGCGGCAAATGTACCACCACTGCATGTCGCGGGGCACTGGCAACCTTGTAGGAATAATGCCATGAGCCGAATAGCTTTAAGCTGTGTTGATCGAGCGCAAAGGGAAGTCCTGACGCTCGAATTAGCCCTGTACCACGCCGCACGGGACTATCCCGGCGGTGCCGCCGCAATCGCCGCCACCACAGGCCGTAATGCCACCACGCTGCAGCACAAGCTGTCTCCCACCCATCCGTCTCACACCGTGAACATTCAGGAGTTCGGCGAGATCCTCGAATTGACTAAGGATCGCCGCATTCTTGATGCGGTGCATGCCCTGGTCGGCGATACCACATGGCAGGAGCTGGCCGAAACCTATACCAGTGACATGCCCGAGACCCTCACCACAGGTATTGCCTCGTACTTCCGGCAGGTGGCTGATTTGGCGGATACGTGGGCCAAGAGCATTGGCGACGGTGTCGTCAGCGATCAGGAGCTGGCCGAGATTCGCCTGCAGGTGTTTCGCGGTATTCAGGGGCTGTTGGGGATGCTCAACCGGGCCACATACGTTAACCAGACCACGCGGGGTACTGACCGTGGCTGACGTTATCGATTTTGCCAACGACCTGGTGCAAGAGCGGATGGATCAGGCGCTTGCAGCACGCAGTGCAAATAAAACGGCTACCGCTGCACATTCGTTCATGTTCTGCGAAAGCTGCGACACGCCGATCCCGCTAGCACGCCGTGTTGCAATCCCTGGTTGCACCCAGTGTGTGACATGCCAGTCCATCGACGAAGCCAGGAAGGCCCGCCATGCTCGATGAGGTACTCAATCAATTCTCTGATTACGGCTTGGAGCCTGATCAACCCTTGGTGTTCGGCAAGCTAACCCGTTGCAAAACCTCCCGGGATAAGGGCAAGGAAAAAAACGGCTGGTACGTGGTCCACGAGCATCTCACCGAGAAGAACGGAACGTTGATCTTCGGCAGCTTCGGTGATTGGCGGTCCGGTGAGTCTCAGAAGATCAAGGTCAAGGCTGGACGTATGAGCCCTGAGGAGCGCGAAGTCATGCGCGCTCGCCAGGAAGAGGCCAAGCGCAAGGCTGCCGAGATCGCGGCGAATGCCTCACGTCGAGCGGCCAGCCGTGCAGCGGCTCTGTTCAAGCGCATGCCCGAGAAGGGTAAGAGCGCCTACCTTGGTCGAAAGCAGATCGTCGGCTTCAAGGTTCGCTAATGGCTGACGAGCCTTTTAGCATGGACCAGCTTTACAACGCGGTCGAGCAACACTTGGTGATCCGTCTGCCAGGTGTTCAGACGGTCAGTGCGTGGCCGAACATCCAAGACCGTATTGCGTTGCCGGCGGTGTTTCTGGAATTGGCCGAGATCGAGCCGGGGACCGATATTGGCACGGGCGAAACCTCGTTGGTGTGCAAGTTCGAGGCGCGCATCATTGTTGACCCGATTCATCCCCTTCATCAGCAACAGGCCGTGCATTTGGCTACTCAGCTTGCTGTTGTGTTACGGGCTCAGACCTGGGGGCTGGAGGTCGAGCCTGCTGAGTTCGTTCAGGCCCTACAGGATTGGACCCAACCGGCTTTGGATGGGTACACCGTTTGGATGGTGGAATGGACGCAGCAGGTATACGTCGGCCCTGAAGAATGGCCATGGCCTGATCAGCCGCCGGGGACGCTGGTGTTTGGGTTCAACAATGATGTCAAAAAGGACTTTGTTCCTGCGGAGGAAGTGTGAGCGGCTACGTCGCTGCCCAGCACGACCGCATGCTGGCGGGGGTGGTGAAGGGTTGCTATGTGGTAGCGGTCGATCTGGCTGCATCTCCTCCGGTGTGCCGGGTTTCGGATGGCGAATGGACGAGCGCCTGGGTGCGCTGGCACAGCATCGCCGCCGGTAAGGCTAGGCACTGGCGGGCGCCTTCCATGGGCGAGCAGGGGACGTTGATCAGTGCCAGTGGCGACGTGTCACAGGGCACGTTCATTCCGGGTTTATATGGCAACTCCGGTCCGCCGCCGGATAACCGCGATCACGTTGAAGTGTGGCGGTTTGATGATGGCGGCTCGCTGATCTACGACTGGCAGGCCAAGAGCTACAGCATCACGCTGCCGAGCGGCACGGTGACCATCAAGGTCGCCAGTACTGAAGTGGTGGTAATGGACAGCGCTGTGAATGTGACCACCGGTAACATCAACCTGAAAGCAGCGGTGACCATCGATGGCGCGTTACATGTCACGAAGGGCATCACCAGTGCTGGCGCGATCATCGATGCCGGTGGCAACAGCAATCATCACACGCATTAATTTCAACCTACGACAGCCCGCCGAGTGCGGGCTTTTTCATATCTGGAGTTTGCCTTATGAGTAAGTCTAGAACTGATGGCGATTCGGCCGAGGTATCCGAAGCCGTTGCTGTTCCGGGATTGAAACCGGCGCCGCTGGGTCCTTCTGCTACTGCTAGCGCCGTTGAGTCCCTCGGACCACCACGCATTTTTCGCGACAAGGTTTTCACCTCGCGGACCCTAATCCTGCCCGGCGGCGTGACGCTTTCCGTTGTTGCTGGTCGAGTTACCGCATGTGGTGATGATCAATATGCCTTCTTGAAAGCGCATCCAGATCTGGAGCAATTGCAGGAGTAATCCAATGATCGGAATGGATCGCCACACCGGCCAACCCATCTCCGGTATCGCGCATTTGCGGCAGTCCGTTCCAGATATTTTGGGGACGCCCTTGGGCAGCCGGCGGCATCGGATGGATTACGGCAGCAAGGTGCGGCGGTTTGTTGACTTGCCCGTTAACGAGGGTTGGAAAAGCGCCGTACAGGCGGAAGTCGCTCGCGCCCTGGGGCGATGGGAGCCGCGTTTGAAACTGCATCAGGTGCGCGTCATTTCCGTTATTGGCGGGCAAATCAACCTGAAGATCGTCGGCGAGTACTTGGGCGATGGCGTCACGTTGGAGGTAGCCGTATGAGTATCGTGGATCTGTCGTCATTGCCGGCTCCGACCGTTTTGGAACCGTTGGACTTCGAAGAGGTTTATCAGGAGGGACTGTCGGTATTTCGCGGGTACATGGGCGGTAACTGGACTGCTGCTCTTGAAAGCGATCCGGTGGTGAAAGTGTTGGAAGTCGGCGCTTACATCAAGGTCGGCAACCGCGCACGGGTCAATGACGCCGGCAAAGCGGTATTGCTGGCGCACGCCGTAGCGGGCGACCTCGATCACTTGGGGGCCAACGTCAATCTAAAGCGCTTAGTCATTCAGGCCGAGGATCTGTTGGCGGTGCCGCCGGTACCGGAGGTCAAGGAAGATGACGATCCGTTTCGTGAGCGTATCCAGTTGGCTTATGAAGGACTGACGACTGCGGGCCCGCGCAACAGCTATATCTTGCACGCTCGCAACGCTTCGGGCTTGGTGCTGGACGCCACGGCAGAAAGTCCGTCGCCAGCGAGCGTTACGGTTACGGTTCTGAGCGCTTTGGGAGATGGCACGGCATCGCCTGAGTTGCTGGCGGCTGTGGGTACTGCTCTCGATGACGATGACGTGCGGCCTGTTGGGGATCGCGTAACTGTGCAGGGTGCAGAGGTTTTGCACTACCGCATTGATGCGATTTTGCACATGAATAGCGCCGGTCCAGAAGGTGACGCGAGTCTTGCCGAGGCTATAAACCGTTTGGCAAGTTGGATCAATCCTCGCAAGCGATTAGGTGTTGTGGTTGCGCGCTCGGCCGTAGACGCCCAGCTCCATGTGGCAGGCGTTTCACGGGTCGATCTTCCCGGATGGGTCGACTTAGAGCCAACGAAAGCGCAAGCGGCGTATTGCACCGGCTTCAGCGTGAAATTGGCGGACTGACATGAAAAGCCTATTGCCGTCGAATAGCACGCAATTGGAGCGCGCCTTGGAAGCCGCGTTCTTTGAGAAAACTATTGTCCCGCTACGCACCCTCTATAACGCCGATACCTGCCCAGCACACCTGTTGCTGCACCTGGCCTGGGCTTGGTCGGTCGACCGCTGGGATTATCGTTGGTCGGAGGAGACCAAGCGAGCCGCGATCAAGGCGTCCTACTACATCCATAAACACAAGGGCACCATCGGTTCTCTGCGCCGTGTAGTTGAGCCTCTGGGGTACTTGATCGAGATTGTTGAGTGGTTCAACACGGTGCCGATGGGTGAGCCAGGTACTTTCGCCCTGAAGGTTGGAGTGCTGGATACCGGCATTACCGAGGAAATGTATCAAGAGCTTGAGCGACTTATTGATGATGCCAAGCCAGTCAGTAGACACCTCACGGGCCTGGCTATCAGCCTGGAGGCTCGGGGCCCTTTCAATATTGGTGTCGCCGTTTACGAAGGCGATGAAATAGACGTCTATCCCCCTGTGCAGCGTGACATTGAAGTCACCGGCTATATGGGAACGGTTGGGCGTGAACACACCATAGATACTCTGGACGTGTACCCATGATTGACCAGAATTCACAGTTTTTTGCCATTCTTACCAAGGTTGGCGAGGCCAAGCAGGCTAACGCAAACGCATTGGGCGTGGCTTGGAAAATTACCCAAATGGGGGTGGGGGACGCCAATGACACCTCGCCCATGCCCAGCGCTACGCAAACCAAGCTGATCAATGAGCGTCGGCGTGCGCCGCTCAATCAACTTAAGGTTGATCCAGCGAACCCTTCTGTTCTGATTGCCGAGCAGGTAATACCCGCAGACGTTGGTGGGTTTTGGGTTCGTGAGATTGCTCTTTATGACGCTGATGGCGATATGGTCGCCGTGGCTAACTGTGCGCCAAGTTACAAGCCGCTAATGTCCCAGGGGTCGGGGCGTACGCAGATTGTGCGGATGAATTTCATCGTTTCCAGCGCAAACAACGTTGAACTGAAGATAGACCCGTCAGTTGTGCTTGCGACGCGTCAGTATGTCGACCTGTCGATTGATACTGTTTTGCCGCCGAACAAAAAGCCCGGTACTTATTTTCAGGTGACGACAGACAAGCGGGGGGTGGTGCAGTCGGGCTTTAACCCCACCACGCTTGGCGGCTTCGGCATCACTGACGGCCTGTTCATCGGCCAACACGGGTTGGGTGGACGGAGTGCACCGCAGGTGCCGATCGACACCATCGGTTTGCCCGGCGGGTTTTATTGCTACCTCAACGGCACCACTGGTTTCAGCAACAACGTTGGGCTGGTCAACATCCCATACGGCACTGAAAACTACGCCGGCCAGATCGGTTTCGAGCAAGGCAATACAGAGCCCAGGCTGCTGGTACGTGGCTGCAAGGCGCCGAATGTCTGGACGGCCACCCGCGAACTCTGGCACACCGGCAACTTCAACCCATCAACGAAGTCCGACAAGGCCACTACGCTGGCTGGGTACGGCATCACCAATGCCTACACCAGTACCCAGGTCGACAGTGCGTTGAGCCTGAAAGCCTCTCTGGCGAGTCCTATCCTGACAGGCCAGCCAGAAGCGCCGACAGCGCCGGCCGGGTCCAACAATAAACTGATCGCCAACGCGGCCTTCGTTCAGAAGACTGTGCAAGATGCGATCACGGCGGTGATGGATGGCGCGCCGGGGGCGCTCGACA